TGACACCGCAAAGCGTGCGGCGCGCATTGAATTAAAAAGCAGACACACCATTCTGCTTTTTTGCGCGCTGCCAGATAACTAAAACGCTTTACTATTTAAAGGGAACGAGAACGGCGCGCACCCGCGCCGAGGGAGATTGCTTACGGGGGCGGCGGCGTGCCTGCGCCAGGAAAGTCGATTTCCGCCGACAGGTCAGGCGTGGCCGTGCCGGGCGCAGCGTCGGCAGGATTGAGGTAGAAAGTCTGGCCGGAACTGAGCCAATCGTTCGGCGTGGCATTGGCACTTTCCGGCAAAGCCGATTGCCAGACAAACTGACACTCGAACGGCACGGCCAGAATGCTCTCGGCCCTTGCGCCGTCCGACTTGCGCGCCACGAACAAGGTTTCCACGCCGGTGTGAATCAACGGCTCTTGCATTCCCAAACCGAGGGATTGGTTTTCCAGCAGCGCAATCATATCCTCGGCGATCTGGTAGCTGCCCGCTTCGTGCATATCGCCGTGGCGCGTGGCGCGTTCGTTGCGCGGGTTGCGCGCGGCAACGTACAGCGTCACGTCGAATTGCATCAAGCGCGTGCGCTCGCCCATGCGCTTCAAGAGCCGGGAACGGGTGAATGCGACGAACACGGCCGGAAAACGAAATACCGATTGCGTATCTTCGGAAATCTGCCCGCCGTAAGTTTCCACGGTCAGCAATTTGTACGGCCATAGCGCGTTGGCTTGGCCGAGGTTGATGCGAGCGACTATCGCATCTTCGAGTTCACCAATCATACTCGTCGCGACCCATGCGATTGAAGTTCTCGAAGCCGAAGCGGTATTCGCGCAACTCGCGGCCACCTGGCCTCAAGTGTCGCCGCGCCGCTTCGCTTTCAGCCTGGCCGGAAGTCAGATTGCCCGGTTGCAGCCCCTGCGCATCGTTATCCTGTTCAACCAGCACGATCTTGCCGGAAATGATCTTTGCCAGCTTTTCGTCGGCTTCCTTGTAGCGGTCGCGCACTTCATCGGTGGCGGTGATGCCGCTCGATCCGGTGAGACGGTAGCGGGCGATATCGATGCAAAGCTGTTGCAGGAATGTCTGCACCGATGGCGCGGTCAAGGTCAGCGGCAACGCGCAGCGCTGGCCTGCCGCAAAGTCAATTTGCTCCGATGCCTTGTCCAGCGCGTTTTGCACGCGCACCAGGTCAATCGTGCCGTTGCCGTCCGGGTCGCCGATGCTCTGCATCTCGCGCTGGCCGAATTCGGCGATCATGTCGTCTGGTGTGGCGTAGCTCATTGGTCGATTTCGATTCGCTCAAGGTTGGAATACATCCGAGTGCCATCCGCGCATGCGCCCCGGCACTCCGTTGCTTCCGCGCCTGTTAGGGGGCAGGCGCCATTTCTCGGCACGGTTGTTATTTCTTGCCGCTTGCAGCTTCCGGCGCTGGCGCAACCACTTCCGGCAAACGGATTGCCTTGCAGGCCAGCAGCGGCGCGGCATCTTCGTCGGATAGCGTCACGGCCTGCCCAGGGGGAACGACGATAGGTTTTCTGGCCTTGTCCACGCCATTGTGCAGCGGCGTCACTACAATGTATTGTGTAGTCATTTCTACTTCCCATTGAAATCGATTAGAAAGGGATGCCGCCTTCGCGGCATCCGCCCGTTTCAGTCGGAGCGCATCAGCTACCGAACACGTTTTGGATCAAGTAGCCCCCGCCTGCACCTGCGATTACCGGGATGCGTTCGTGTTTCACGCCGTATACCCAGGAATCGCGATTGTTGTCGCGGTATGGCATCTTGACGTTCGGGTTGCCCGTCAACTGGTAGGTATAGCCATACGACGGCGCGCGCACCGAACGGAAGTTTTTCGGCACATACGCCAGCACCGCATTGTTGCCCCACACGTCCATGATCTGGCCGGTCGCTTGCGCAGTGTAGACGGCGTTTCCTTCGACCACTTCATCCACCTGGAACAGCCGCGCCAGCATGGCCGCAGTCAAAGTATCCGACGACGTGTACTTCAGACGGTCGCGGATCGACGCATTTTGATCCAGCTTCATGATGCCGCCAGGCGGCAAGATCAACGATGTCGGATACTTCCCGGTCGACGCACGGATCGCTTCACGTCCGATGACGATATTTTCAACCGGCGTCGACGTGGTCGAGTCCCATTGCGTCGTGCCTGCCAACGCCACCACGTTGCTGGCCGGATAATTGGCAGCAGTAGTGGCCACTTTTGCTTGCTGGTATTCCAGCTTGAGCTTCATCGCATCGTAAGCCAGAGCGACCGCCTCACGCGCCAGATCGATGCCAGGAACGAGAGCCGCGTCGCGTCCGGTTTCATCCGGCACCAGCGCTTCCAATGCATGATTTTCCGTTGCATACGGATCGCCCAGGTAACCGAATTCGACGCGACGTGTGGCACCGCCAGGCGCACGCTGCGTGTCGTAAATGACAAAGTGTTCCTTGCCGAACTGGATCACCTGACCGCCCGACGTCATGACGTTGACTTCCGGGAAAAGCACGTTCCCGACGTAATCGTTATTGCTGTACCCGCGCACGAAGGTGGTCAAGATCGGGTCTATGACCATTGCTTGCTGGTTGTTTAACATGAATGCTTTCTCCTATTTTCTACAAATTGAAGACTGGAAAAGTGAAACGGCCTACGGGGTGCGGCAGTGTTTTCCTAGTATGTGATCGGCCACAATCTCCGCGAACCACAAGCCGTTTCTCTTTTCCAGCCAGGTTGAAATTAAATGTCCAGTTGCAGCAGCACTTCGACGATATCGCCTGCGGCAGAGGCATACTGGCCGGGAACCAGCCTGCCCAGGCACGCGCCCGCCGTGCCGCCCGCAATCGCGCAGCCGTTGGCATCCGCGATCACGAATTGAGTGCCAACCGGAATCGCAGCACCAGCCGTGATGGGAGTTGTGCCGATCACGTCGACCGGCACGGATTGTCCAGCCGCAGCGGCCATTGTAGTGACGCCGTAAAGATTCGTCGCACTCGGCACGCCGGCAGCGGTGACGGCGACATGCTGCGGCACGGCTACGCTGGCAATGATGTTCAAGGTAAGCAGGGAAATCGCTTGGTTACTCATACAGACTCCTGTGATGATTAAAAGGATGCAAGGGGCATGTCGATGCGCGCAGGGCTATCGAGAGCCGGCCTGCACGACTTTCACCGCCGTGATGAAATCGACGGTCGGATTCGCGGCCATATACGTTTGGACGGCAGCGAGTTGTGCAATGCCGGCTTCGTCGACGCGCTCGCCGGCCGGTGCCGCAAAGTTGACCACGGTCGCGTTACTGCCTACGCCGGTCGTGACGCGGTTGAATTCCACCTGTTTCGGCTGGCCGGCCAAGAACTGCCGGAACAAATCCGCGCCGGTCTTGCCGTGGTTTTCGTCGCCGGCGGCAAAGTCGGCAACCTTGTTCGCGCCGTCCAGTTGCGAAAGAATCTCGACAACCGAGGCTTTCTGCGCTGGCAGCAGTTTGCCGGCAACGCACAAGCCTTCTGCGAAATCGGCAATCTCGACCTTCTTGAGTTTGGCTTCCCGCGCTGCAAGCGCAGCGGATTGCGCCGCCAGTGCGGCGGCTTGCGTATCAAGCGCTTTTTGTTGTTCGATTAGTGACAAATCATCCTCCTGTGTTTGTGGATCGGAAAAAGCCGGTAATGGCTGGGGTTGGTCTTGCAGGGAATCGGCAATCGCCGCCGCGTCCAGATCATCGAGCGAATAGTCGGGCAACGCCGATTGCGCCTGCTCCAGGCCGAATTTGTCGACCAACAAGTCGCGCAGTCCGCGAAACAGCCTGACGATCACGCGATCTTCATAGCCGAACTCGGCAATGCCTTCTTGGTTCGCGGCGAACTCGACCGACTGCAAGCCCTTGACCGCAGGCGCAGCGCCACCGAGAAAGCCGACGTGGCGTAAATAATGTTTGCCTGGCGTCGGATTGCCAGGCGCGTCCGGCAAAAAGATGGACGCCGACACTTTCGGATAAAACCCGGCATTGACGGCATCGGCGAACTCCGGCACCACATTGGCCGGCGAGGCGCACAGAACTCCCGCGCCGTTGACCGCCAGACTGGCGACGTGCCCGAAGCGCGGCGAAGTCAACTTGGGATGACCGACCACGAACGGCGCATCTGACGTGGCCGGGTCGTAGCTCGCCGCCAGTTCCGCTACATCCGCAGCGGTGAAGCTGTAGCGCACGCCGTTGACGGCGATGAAAGAGCCGGGTTTGAAAATCTCAATCGGCTTGATGGTCTTGGGGGCGTTGTTCGTATCCATGTCCGCAGTATCCGCAATGCGCGGCATGGGCATAATCAAAACGCTTTACTATTTGCCGCAACGGCTGAAACGGGGAGATTTTGGAAGCATTCGCCAGGAAGGCGGGAAATGCAGGGGGACAAACAGGCGGGGCCGCGTTTAGGTTCGTTTATAAACGCGCTAGGCGGCTTTAAATCGACCGCGCCGCATGGTTGGAGGCGCATGGGGTCGGCAAATCGCCCCAGCGCCCGATTTTAGCCAACCTCGAAAAGACTCTGCTGGCGCTTCGCGCGGTCGAGGCGCATGGCTTGCGCGACGATCTGGCGCACGCGCATTTCGGTCATATCGTAGTCGCGTGCCAGCGTATGATAATTATCGCCGTTGAATTTCGCATAGATTTCCCTGTCCCGGATCGACAGTTCGTAAGCCAGCCCACGCGGGATGTAAGTCGCCACGCCGCCGATGTTCTTGCGCACATGCTCGGCTACGCCGAGCGCAACCTCGGCGGCGGTGGCGTGCGGAAGCTTCACCAGCGGATGCTCCATCAAGCGCTGGTGGATTTCGCGGGCGATATCGGCCAGCACTTCCGGGTAGGCGTCGTCCAGGATCAAATGGCTAGGCACGTGGCTAGACATGGGCGGTCTCCTTCGCAGGTGGTTGATCGGCGCGCGCCAGCCACTTCTTCAGGCTCTCGATCACGACGACGATCTGGTGATTGTTCAAGAACTGGAAATCTTCCCGGCCCGAAGTGCGCAGGATATAGGCGCGCACCGCCTGGTCGGTATCGTGTTCAACCAGATTGCAATCCTTCAGTTCCTTCCACAAGGCGCGGATTTTGCGGTATCGGCTGTCGCCGGCATGCTTGCCGGCCGGCGATGTCTTCACCTTGAAGCCGCAGGCT